AATGCTCCTCTAGGATTTGTGATAGGATAATGCTAATAGGAATAACCGGGTTTATAGGCAGTGGCAAAGATACAGTAGCCAATATGTTTGTAGAACGTGGTTGTGTTCATGACAGTTTTGCCGCTCCCCTTAAAGATTTATGTTCCAGCATTTTTGGTTGGGAAAGATCTATGTTGGAAGGTGATACAACTGAAAGCAGAGACTTTAGAGAAACGCCTGATATGTTTTGGACTAAAAAATTAGGTGTACCAAACTTTACTCCCAGACTAGCATTACAACTTTTAGGTACAGAAGTACTTAGAAATCACTTTGATCAAAACATTTGGTTAAACAGTTTAGAATACCGCATAAGAAAACAAATAGAAAATGCTCCATGTACAGTTATAAGTGATGCTCGTTTTATAAATGAACTTGAACTTATAAAAAATATGGGTGGTGTTGTTATTTGGGTACAACGTGGAGAACTACCTGAATGGTTTGAAACAGCAAAGACGGCACACGAAAACGTTGTAAGCAGAAAGATTATGACAACAAAATATAAAGACGTACACGAAAGTGAATGGAACTGGGCAGGCTATCCAGTTGACTACATTATAGACAATAATGGAAGTCTTGAAGATCTAGCCAAGCAAGTTGAAGCCATCAGAGACTGGAAAACTGGTGAATTTAAACAACCTCTTAAACTAGTATAATACCACGTAATACCTACTAAATTCCTTAAATACAGTAAAATACAGTATTATGATAAATACATGTAAGAATATTTCTTAAGGAGAATAATATGGCAACTTTAGTAAGTCCTGGTGTAAGTGTAACGACTACAGACGAAAGTTTTTACGCCCCCGCCGGTGCCGGTTCAGTTCCTTTGATTGTTATTGCAACATCACAGGATAAAACAGCACCTGACGGTAGTGGTACAGCCGCTTTCACAACATCAGCAAACGCAAACAAACTCAAATTGATTACAAGTCAAAGAGAGTTATTACAGAATTATGGTAATCCAACATTTAAAACAAGTGGTTCTACACCTTTACATGGTGATGAACAAAATGAATATGGTTTACTTTCAGCCTATAGTTTCTTGGGCATAGCCAATAGAGCATACGTTTTAAGAGCAGATGTAGATTTAGGTGATTTATCATCAAGTGCAACAGCACCTACAAATAAACCTGCAAACGGTTCTTATTGGTTAGATACTGCTTCAACTAGTTGGGGTGTATACGAACGTGATTCAGGTACATGGGTAAAACAAACAATTAAACAAACAACAGCATCTGATATAGATTCAGATGGTGTTACACCAAAAACAAGTTTTGGACAAAACGGCGAATATTGTGTCGTTTATCTAACAACTGCAGGTGGTACACAACCTAAAATTAGTTTCTATCAGAAATTAAGCGGTACATGGTACAACATTGGTGTATCTAACTGGCAGAGTGCTGTAAGTGGATCAAATGGTGACTTTCAATTTGCAAGTCATTTAGCAATTCCTACAACTAAATCAGGCGGTGGAGCTCTAACAGACGGTGACGTTCATATTAGAAACACATCAGCAAATAACGGTTCAAGTCTTTCTGTTAAATTATATAGTGCAACAACTAGCCAATTTACAGCAGAATCTATCGTTATAGACTCTAAGTCAGATTCAGTGTATACAAATACTTATAGTACACCAAAAGTTGGAGATCTATGGGCTAACACAGAAGGTGAAGATAATATAGCAAGTATAACATTACAAAGACATAACGGCGACTCTACTTTAACAGTAGCAAGTTCAACAGCATTATCTGGTACACAAGATGTTTCTACACATTCTAGTAAAGTAAGTTTTAATCTTACAATTAATGAAGGAACTACTATCCCAGTTACTTTTTCAACAGGTGGCGCAAGTGCAACAGTTGATAACTTAGTAACTGACATTCAATCAGCATTGTCTGGTGCGAATGACGTCACAACTTTTGCTAATACTGTATCAGCATCTAATGACGGTGGTAAAATTACTTTTACAACTAGCACAGGTAAAGATATTAAAATAGCAGATGGTAACGTTGCAGGATATGGTTCAGCAGATCTTAACATTACTGCAGGAACTTACAGTAACTTTAAAACTTTAAGTTTTACAGCAAGTGCAACAACACTTACAGGTGCGGCTACAGAAGGCGATCTATGGTACGACAACAATGTTTCTAATACAAACATTGATATGTTATATCAAAATGCTGGAACATGGGCAACTTATACAGGTGATGTACAGTTTGCCGCAAGTGCTCCAACATTACAAAGTGATGGTTCAACTTCATTAGCAACTAATGACATATGGATTGACAGCAGTGACTTAGAAAACTTCCCTGTTATATACAAAAGATCATCAGCAAGTGCTTGGGTATTAGTAGATAATACAGACCAAGTTACTGAAGACGGAATTTTGTTTGCAGACTTTAGATCAAGCAGTGATGCAAGTTTATTAAGTACAGCAAACGGGCTTCCTAATGCGGCATTATACCCAAGTGGTATGTTAGCATGGAACAAGATGGCTTCAGTTGGTAATGTAAGCAAGTATGATGCAACAAACGGTTTATGGAAAGATCATTCAGGTAATAAGAACGATGGTTCACCTTACTTGATGCGTAAAGCTCAGAGACAAGTTGTTGTTACAGCTCTACAAAGTGCCATTACAGCAAGTTCAGAAATCAGAAACGAAACAAATAGATTTAATCTAATTGCATGTCCTGGTTATACAGAACTTTTAGATGAGATGATTACTTTAAGTACTGATAGAAAAAATACTGCATTCGTAGTTGGTGATGCACCACTAAGATTAGCGGCTGACTCTACAAGTACAAGTGCATGGGCAAACAATACAGGTGTTGCAGATGTAAATGGAGAAGACGGACTAGTTAGTTCATCACCATATGCGGCTGTATACTACCCACACGGTTTAGCAACAAACTTAGACGGCACGAACGTTATGGTTCCAGCAAGTTATATGACTTTAAGAACTATTGCATTTAATGACCAAGTGGCTTTCCCATGGTTTGCTCCAGCAGGATTCCAAAGAGGTCTTGTAAATAATGTAACTAGTGTTGGTTATTTAGACTCAACTTCAAGTGAATTTGAAGCAGTAAGTTTAAGCGAAGGACAAAGAGATAGTCTTTACAGCAATAAAGTTAATCCAATTGGGAATTTCCCAGGAAGAGGAATTGCAGTATTTGGACAAAAAACTCTTAACCCAACAGCAAGTGCTTTAGACAGAGTTAATGTTGCACGTTTAGTTGTTTACATAAGAGAAAGGTTAGACGATATTGTTAAACCATTCTTGTTTGAACCAAATGACGAAGTAACAAGAGCAAATGCTAAAACAGTAGTAGATAGATTCCTTGGACAATTAGTTGCACAAAGAGGTTTATTTGACTTTATCACAGTTTGTGATACTACAAATAATACAGCGGCTAGAATAGATAATAATCAATTGTATATAGATGTAGCAATACAGCCTGTTAAAGCAGTTGAATTTATTTACATTCCAATTAGAATTCAAAATACATTGGGCTCAACAGCATAAGTTTAACAACTTAACAATTAAAAGGGCGGTTTTTACTGCCCTTTTTTATGACAGAATTAAAACTAGAGTTAATAAAAAACACCCTAAGATGATAAATATTCGTATAATTAGTTCATAAAGAACAAATGGAGTAAAAAATGGCAACATCATCAGCAACAACAGAGACTAAAAGTAAGTTTGGTGTACCTACAGGAACCGGTACTTCTGGCATTTTAATGCCTAAATTAAAGTATAGATTCCGTGTAAGTTTTCTAAACAACTTTGGTGGGGCGACAAATACAGTATCTTTAACACAAAATGTTCAAAGTGTTGTGAGACCTAAAATAAATTATGAAGAAGTAATTATTGATAGTTACAACTCAAGATCTTATTTACAAGGCAAGCATACTTGGGACCCAATTAGTGTAACGGTAAGGGATGATATACAGAACAAGGTTGCAAAGTTAGTAGGTGCTCAGGTACAAAGACAACTTAACCATTTTCAACAAACAACACCAGCCGCAGGCTCCGACTATAAATTCGATATGCAAATTGAAGTATTAGACGGTGTAAATGCAGGTGCTAGTGAAGTTTGGTTCCTAGAAGGGTGTTTCTTAACACAATCAGATTACAGTGATACTGACTATAGTTCTAACGAGCAAGTCACAATTACTATGATGATACGTTATGATAATGCTACACACTTCCAAGGCGACAATGATGTTAATGGAAGAGTTGAAGCGGGTAATCCGTTCCCTGATGACAATACACTAGCAGATAATACCGGCGTTGGCGTATAATTATAACGGAGTACTCTAGTGAAATATACACGTTTTACTGGTAAAAATACAGTAGACAATTTTTATGCTAGAGACTTTAGGAATAACTATAGGTTTAGACCTGAAGTTAATCCACCTAGACAGCAGTTCCAGGGATATGTAAATTTCATATTCAATAGAAATGTATTACAGTTATTAGGTAACGAGAATCTAACATTCAAAACGAGTATGAGCAGTTTATTAAGAACTGCTCAACTTCCTGCCGTCGATTTTAAAATTACACAAAAAAATAATTTTAATAAGAAAAGGAATGTCACAACAGGAGTTGAATACCAACCTGTTGAAATGACTGTCTTTGATACTGTAAACAATGAATGGCTAACTATTTTAATGAAGTATTTTGCATATTTACATATGGACCCTAGAAATAAAAATTCTTTTGGGGACAGAGATGTAAATTTCAATACACCGATGAACGAAGAGTTATACGGTGATGCTGGTGCTGGAGCAGGCGGAACTTTTAACAGTAATGAAGCAGGTTTAAATTTACAATTAGATCAAAACTTTTTCGAACGTAT